AACAATAGCTTCTACATTACTTAATTCATACCAGTCATCATTTAAGTTATAACAGCCTTCAACTGTATCAACTGTTTCAATAGAGTATCCGTTTCTTAATAAAAGGCTTTCTAATTCTTCTTTTACACTTTTATTCAATAAAAGAATCTGAAGTAAACAGATAGTTGTTTCATTATTTGATACTCTGTCATTTATCATATTCTGTATAGTTGTTTTATTATCCATATTAGCTCCTTTAATCATGCTTTATAATTAAACCTTTGACTATTTTTATCTGTTATAATCATAATCACAATCATAGTTTTCTCTTGATGCAGCATCTTTGTCAATCACATATAAATAATTTCCTTCATCTACGATAGTAAGGTATTCATTATCTCCTTCATCAAAATTTCCATTCTCGTCTAAATAAGCTTGGTCTGTTCCAAAATACCGTCTGCCGGTAGGGTTGGTTTCAGTAGCATATTCACTATCATCTTCTATTTCATTAATTACTAATTCATGGTAAGATGTTCCCCCTGAATACTCATCTAAACATACAACTTTGTCTCCAACCTTTAAATCTAAAAAATTTTTAAATGCCATAACAAACTCCTTTATATTTATATATTATTCCTTAGCCAGATTCTTATAGAAACCAACTGTCATAAGTTCTTCTCTTAGCTCATCATACATTTTATGTAATCTGGGATTTACATAAGACATCCAGAGCTTCCTATCATCTTTAGCCATAGCGGTTCTGACCATTGTAGCAGAAATAGGCATATCATAGCGGTTCATAATAAGTTCTGCTGTATTAGCAAGGTCTTTCTTATCAAACCAATTGCTTCGGGATTCATCATTTCCATAAATCATTATTTCAGGATTCTTATGAATGTATCTATCAGTATTATTAAGTAAGTATCTGCCCCATTCCGGACGAATATCATTTTCATCTGTCAAATCAGCTAAACCATAAATCATCACTTCCGGTCTATCGCCATATATCTCTCTAAGAATCTTAGTCCTTGTATTAATATTAAAAGGATTTCGCTCTGTGCCACATTCCTGTGCAGAGCCTATCAATATTAATAACCGGTCACACAACAATAATCCTGTATCTACAAGGCGTTCATGTCCTTTATGAAATGTCTGAAATCGTCCACATATTAATCCTGTATCATAAACTTTCATGTACTTTTCTCCTTTTTCTTTCAATTTTTTTAACCAAAAATAGGACTTAACCATCTATCTTCTTTTTTAATACCTGCTTGTTCATCAAGGAATTTGCTTATATCGCAATGATACTCACCCCTTTCGGCATATTTTGTATATTTATATTTATTGATTAAAACCATTTTTATCTCCAATTTCTATAAAAATTACCTGTAATGTTTCTATTGCTAATTTATCTTTTATCTCTGATTCTGAAAGATAATCTAAAATAGCATTTACTTCATCATTTTTAAACCTATCTTTGATAAGAGTACCAAATTTCATCTGCCAACTATAACCTTTTCGATGAATTTTAGAGATACTTTAGTCTAAATCAATGTCATTTATTTCTTCATTTTCATCAGACTCTTTAGCTAATTTACACTCTTTTTGCTTAAAATACTCATCCAACAGAGACATAAACATCTCTCCATTATCTCCGTCTCCACCACATTTGAAGCAGAACGCATCCCCATTTACAAAGTCCACCTCACTGATGAAATCATAAATTTCTTTTGATTTCGGATTATGCTCAACGCTCATTCCATAATTCTCAATCTTTGGCAGATTGTGAGCAGCTCTGTATTCTTCCAGTGTTATTAAGGTTTCTTTATCCATAACTAATTTCATACTTTTTCTCCTTTATAATGGTTCACATTTCTCTGTAATCACAATCCATACAGTTATCAGCATCACATTCCCTTGAAATTTCAATATTACTATTTAGCATCTTGTCAGCATCATTTTTCATGGTGATTATTTCCTTATTTACAATAATTTCAGCCTCTTGGATAGCCGTAATGATACTTTTACTCTCCAATTTCATATTTGATATTCCAACACAGTTTGAGGATAGATAAAATGTATCACCACGACCAGAAAATTTATTTTTCCGATATAAATGGATAGTGATATCAACTAATCCGCATTTCCCCTCGAAAATTGTTCCGCTTTCTACAGAAGTATTCATCTTTGCATTACTTACATATTTCATGTTATTATTTCCTCCATTTTATTTTTATTTTTCATACTACTCATACTTTTCCTTTAACCTCTTCAATTCAGCTAATTCCTGTTCTTGCTGTTTTTGTTCTTCTTCTCGTAGCCTTTCCTGCTCTGCCTGCTCCTGCTTGTTTTTATACCAGTCTTTATGCTGTTCTTCATCTTCAAACAGAAAATCTAAAGGAAAAGAGCCACCTCTTGAGTCATACAAATCATAATGGCTGTCATATGCAGTTACATAAACTGTATCTTTTCCAAAATCGGTTTTTTCTGATTCAAATGCATCAAACTCCTCATTTGTAAAGCCAATCTCATCAATTACTTCTGCTACTCTATCCATGATTTTTTCATAATTTTCTAATGTTTGTAATACCTGTTCTTTTGTCAAATTAAACATAAGTTCCCTTTCTGCTATTAAGCCATCATTCATCTGTTATTATAATTCATCTCTATTCGTTATCATATTCCTTTAATAATTTATCTGTTTCATTAATAATGTCCATGCTTTGCTTTATTAGATTCTGAAGCTCTGGGTCATTCTTAAGCTTTTCTTCTCTTTCTTCATAAGTTTCATAGTTCTCGTCTTCGCCATGTAGATACATTTCATACATAATCGCATTAATCAAACACATTTCTTTCATAATTATTCCCTTTCGTTAATTACTACTCTATTATTCCATGTATTAATTATCTTTTCTTTATCAAAACTATTGCCAGTCATAATACAACAGTCGTCACAATATATATAATATCCTTCCTGATTATCATATATCATTGTTGCATGTCCACCACAAAAAGGGCAGGATTTAAGTTTAATGTTAATTTCACTTTCCATAAATTCACCTTTTTATTCTTATCTAAAATCCTTCTGTTTTATTCCAATCAAAAGCTTTTATATAATTAGGATTCATAGCGTTTTTAATTTCATTTATACCATCATCTATTGCTCCATTATAAATAGTTGCATCTTTAATATCTTTATCATCTAAATATTCCAAACCTATTTTTTGAAAATTCACTCCATCTATAAGCTTCTGCATATCAACAATAGTATCTTGTGCTTGAATATAATTGATTACTTCTGTAAGTAATTTCTTTGCATTATTGCCTTTTACCAATTTTCCCCAACTTATTATATTTTTTAATAAATAATTTCTATCAATTAAATCCATATTTTTTACTTTCCTTTTTATTTCTATCTAAAATTATCTCGTTCAAAATTCTTATTAACAGCTTTCATATTTGATAAAGCAGACTTTATAATTAAATTCATAAAAATTCATCATCATCTTCATCATCAGTGCAATCCATTCCAAGCACCTGATGGACTTTATCAGGATTAAGTTTATGATTTACTTCTTTTCTAAAAAGCTTTTCTGCTTCTTCAATTGATTCTACATTATCAAATGCCTTACTGCATGATACTGTAACTAAAACTCTCATACATTTCTCCTTTATATCCTTTTTAACTAAACAGTAAATCATCGTTTCAAGTCTTATTCCCACCCAATATCTCTTGGTGTAATTTTAATATAACAATTAGCTGACTTTGATTTTCCAATATTTACACCAATAAGAATATCTGTGCTTCTTAGTTCCATTTCTGTGCTAGAAATTTTACAAAATTTTGTAATATACCAAGGAAGCTTATTTTTAATCCAAGTCATTCTCATTGACATATTGCCCTCAAGTTTTTCATACAAAGAATACATTTCATTTTTCTGTGTGACATATTTTTGTTTATCATCAACAATTTCTTTCATACATTCATTCTTCATTGCACCATACATATTCCCAAGACTATCTGATAATGATGTAAGTTGTTCTTGGATATTTTTTAATTGTTCATAGCTTTTC